CACTTGCCTATGCTACGTGTCATTTGTTTTTGCGGTTGTCCATTGTAGATAGAACCATGCCACCTTTGCGGAAATCCTGTGGTCCTGTGCGAGACTTTACCATACCGCCTATATTTAAATCTAAACCTACTCCTTCACCTTTTAGAATTTGCATAATTTTAAGGTCCGTTACAGAGGCTTTAGAATCTTTAAGAAAATCCTTAGCTGCTTTAACATCTTCTTTTGAAAATCCTTTAAACACACCTGATTTATATTTTTCAGCCATTAGTCATCCTCCTCTACAACTGCTTTAGGTGGCATAAGCATAACACCGCCTGATGCCTCTACTTGCATCTTCTCAGTCTTTACTAGACCAGTACGGTCAAGCAGTTCTTTAGCTGCTGCCATCTTATCACGTATGCCTAACTCAGTTGGGTCATACAATGCATGTGTCATAGCTATCGCAGCCTTCGGTGCATTACGTGCCATGTACATTTGAGTTGCCTCAAGTATTTCTTCTTTAAGACCTTTAACAATTTCTGCAGTACTAGAAGTGTCAGCATATCCCGCCAGTTTCTTTGCTTGCACCATATCACCACCTGCTTCTTCAAACAGGACGTTGAGTAGTGCTTGTTGCTTATCAGTTAATTGTCTAGCCATTAAAACTCACCATTGTGCATTGCGTTTGCTAATTTTGTACTTCTTGATTTTACCTGATTTGCCCACCTGCTGTCAAGCATTTCTTTTGCTGCATTGATAAAATCTTCATTATGGATAGCATTCCACATCTTTTTAAACTTACACAGTCTTGGGACACCCATATTGAATGCCATATCCATAAGTACAAGTTGACGTACACTGTCTAGCTTGTCTACGCAAGGGTGCGCACGTACAAGTTCTTCTTCGACAATCTGCACGTCATTCTGTGCTAGATACATAGCATCTGCTTCTGTGATACCTTCAGTATGAACAATAGCCATATTAGGTATGTCCATCCATTCCAGTTCTTCTTTAGTGATGCCACGGTCTTCTAGGTTACGTCCGATACCAATAGTATCAATTCCAAGTGTATCTTGATATACCTGAAGGCGTAAACCTTCATGTGTAATTAATTTATTTAGAAAGTCTTCTTTACGATACTTCATTTCTCATGTCCCATCCATACCGCAAACGCACCTGTCATTGCTCCCGTCACTACACTGACAAGTGCTGACTGCTGCGTTGTCGGGTCGGGTAGTGTCATAAACCATTCCACCACTCTCCACGCTGATATTGACATCATTAACATCATTAGACGAGGTAGTATCTTCCACGCCAGTATTCTTTCCATTGCGACTTTCACTATTCTTCCTCGCTTGTTCTTCTGTTGTTATGTCGTGCATACTCCACATCTGCGCTAGGACTTCCCTTTACCAAAGAGCCTAGTAGCACTGCGTACACCAAAGCTGGCAGCAACGATAACACCAAGACTATACTGATACCACTCAGGCATTGCGTTGAGTTGTGCGAATCCATTGGAGACTACTTCTTCCATCCCCGGAATAAACGCCATAACGAGAGGAATAGAGAACAAAACGGTAAGCCACTCATCTTTCCACGAAGACTGACTTCCTTTAGCCATCTCCAAATCCCAGTCAATTTCACCAGTAGCTTTTCTTTCCATGACTGTAGCTTCTGCTTTAGCCCTTGCCACTTTGGTTGCAGCTTCTGCTTTAGTCTTTTCAACTTTTCCATCTAACCATGTCCCTGCTAAATTAGCGATAGGTCCAATTAATAAATTAAGCATTAGCCTCTCCGAAACTTTGCTGTCTTCTTTGCAATACCTTTAGGCTGTGCTACAAACTGCTTACCTGCAGCTTTACCTTTTCTCTTTGCCTTAGTTGTAGCAGAGTACTCCGCACTTGTCAAGGACTTTATTGCTTTTGCAGGTAAATATCTTTCTCCTGTCTTAGCAGATGGCTTACCTGACTTAGTACGCCAGTCTTGGTTAGTCCAGTTTTTTAAACTCTGCTGTGGTTTTTTCATTGTAGCTTTTTCCTAATTGACTTCAGTGTTTCTTTTAATGTAGGCTCATCTTTTTTACGTGGATTATATACGCACTGATATTCCCGTGGACAAAACTCACTAATCGTTATAGTTTCTATTGTGTTGTTTGCACCTCTATACGTACAGATATATTCTGTGTATGGATTTTGTTTTACTTTAATTCTTTCATAATCAACAAGTCTGCATGTAGTCCACTTTACTTCATCTGCTTTGGCCTGTTTGGATACAAGAAACATAACAAATGTATAAAGGAGCATAGAGGCTAACCCAATCATAACAACCCACGCTACAATCTCTACAAACTTACGTCTGCGTTCTCTCTGCTTATACAGTGTCTCTTGTCTCTGCTTACGTATCTGACCTTCCATACGAACTAGGTCATCCCATTTAGACCTACCCATAGTCAAGCTAATCCACTGCTGCAGTTCATATCGTTGCGCTGCTGCCTTCTCTTTATTAGCAAAAGCAGTAATGGCTTCTTCTTCAATACTTGCGCCACTAAATAGCTTCTTGAAGATAGGCGGGTTCTTAGCTTCCTTCTGCGCTTGGTCAATATCACTTAGCGCACCCATCCAGCGAGACAAGTCACCAGCCATAGACTCAATGTCACGACCTACCTGCATCCCCTTCTTGATAGCACCGAAAGCAGCCGATGCAGTTGCCATTGCGCTAATAGGGTCCATCTATGCAGCTTCCTGTTTTGGTTCTTGTGCTGATACTCCCATCCACTTAGACCATTCAGCATAGTAGTGACGCATACCCACTTCATCGTGGATTGTGCCGCCTTCGTGTCGTCCGTGCAGGATGTTACGTGGTTCTGTGCCTGTACGCATTGTAGTCCCCTGACCAGCTACGCCAATCAGGTCTTCGTGTAGGTTACGACCAAATGGTCCCCAGATAGAGTTGTGGTGTTCAATACGTGTGGCTCTATCTTCTGGACTGTCACTCAGTAGGCCATAGCCACGAAACTCAATCATTACTTTGTTTGGTCCTAGCGGGGTTACGCTGTCGCTACGGTAGGCACTGCCACGCAAGTTAAAGTTAAAGCCGGGAAACAGGTCAACCATGTACCACTGGTTAGGTGGCAGGTTAGGAAAAGATAATTCGCCTCTATCTTCAAAGCCTTCATATTCTTCGTAGTTTACTGTAAAGCTAGATACGTTTACGTGTCCGTTGTTGAATGGTATATTCTTACGTGCAAAGTATGCATCATTGAAACCAGTCACACGATTGTGGTAGTGCATAAAGTCGTGATAAAACTCAGAGTTTGTGTCATGCCATAGCTTGTAGTTTGTATCTATGACAGCCTTATGGTAGTGAAACACTTCTAGTGGCTCTGTGTTAATAGCATCGTCTATACAATCAAATGCACCATCAAGCCACTGTGCTAAGTCTTGGCTAGGATTGCGGTCTAGTGTAGTCCACACCATACCACCGTAGTTTACCTCTGTGTGCAGCTTGTCCCATCCAGCGTAGTCTAGTTCACTGATATGCCCAGCTACCCGTACAATGCCGGGGTTATGGTACAGATAGGCTTGTATGCCATCAGGCTCGTGCGCAACCAGTATGTTCTTGTGTGCAATCTGTGATGTACGATAGCGGCCTACTTCTGGTAGTTCACTCTCGTGGCATACAGGAACCCATACTTTAGCGAATATATTTTCAATCTCTTGCTCATACAAATCTTGGTCAGAATAAATAAGAGAGTTAATATGTTCTATGTTAGGGGTCTTAGTCCATTGTTTGTGATTACGTGGCGGCATTAATAAAGTTTTACATCCTCTGGGTTTACATATCTGGGTACGCAGTACGCAGTTACTCTGTCTTTAGGGTCTATGTATTGTAGGTATTCATAGTTACCATATCGTTTAGTTACGCGAGAGGCAAAGTAATTACATTCGTTTATATTACGAAAGTACATATCTCCACTTTCTAGTTTACGTGCATCCCCAGTTCCCAAGTAAACGAGAAGCAGGAATACGTGTGCGGTCACGACTTATACCCACCCCCAGCAGATTTGTATGCTTTGGCAAGCATCTGTGCCTTACGTGCAGACCATTGACCGGGGCCACCACCTTTGCTACCAGCTTTAATGCGATTAAACTGTTGCTTTCTCATTCCGGGCTTAGTATAGTTGCCAGCTTCGTTAACTCTCGACTTGCTCTGTGGCGCACCGCCTTTCGCAAGGCTAACCTTTCTAATCGGTTTCTTTTGCGTTCTAGCTTGTGTGGCTTTCTTTTTAACTGCTGGTTTTTTAGGGACACTTGCCATTCCTATCTCCTATCGGGCTGGGTCAAAAAATTCTTCAGCAGAAGTAGTGACTACTAGCTTACTAGCTGTACCTGCTGTGCATTTGATAATATCACCTGCATGTAGATACAAAGGTCTGTCTACAGTAAAGATAGACTCGTATGACCCACCCGCAATATTGTGAGCAGTCAACAAGTCATACTCCGCATTATCATCTGCATGAAAAAAGTGTAGACTCAAAGTCACGTTACCTGTGTGGTTGTTACTTACAAACAAGTTCTCTAAATGTGAAGAGAAGTTTGCAGGTACAGTGTACACAGTAGTTTTGTTAGTATTACCTAACGCTACTACTTCTGTACGGAACTTTGAGCCTGTTGCTAGTACTGGCATTACTTCTTTTTCTTAGCCATGCCGCCGCGCATCATCTTCTTCTTTGATGCTGCTTTCATCATACCACCACCACGCATACGCTTTGGTGATGTCTTAGCTGCCATTCCACCACGCATCATCTTCTTTGATGCCATTTTAGTTTTGCCCTTCATTTCTTAATCTCCGTCTGTCTGTTACTAATGATTGGAATACATCTACAGGGAAGTGTAGGTAGTACCCACTCTTTTCTAAACTCAATGCTGCATCATCCAGCACTGACAGTCTCTGCACAAATACCATGCAGTATTCTAAAGATTCATCTACAACGTCATCTGCAACTAGAAAATCCAGACCTGCCTTATCAGCATCGTAGTCTGGGTGAAACACCATCAGGTGCATATCCATACCTGCAATAGACATCAATTCATTCATGCCATCACAGAGACCGTCTAGGTATTGCATGTCAGGTAGTTCTTCACTAGCCCATATAACAATGTCATAGTCATGTTTATCAAAGTCACGTATGGAATGTATTAAACCTTCTATACCTGTATTGATACTGAAGGTAACTTTGTTGTCTACCCATGCCTGTTTAGCATAAGGACACGGTGGTAGCCCATTAAGTTTCTCATTAGGTTGTTCAAGAAACTCATTAGACCACTTACGTATGTCAGAGGCTATCCTATGCACGTCTGTTCCGTTTACCTGCCGTAGCAGTACGTGGAAAAGACCTATTCTGTGAAGCCCTTTGCAGAGTAAGATTGCCCCTACGATTGTCACGAGGATTGCCATTCTT